CCGGTGCGCACCTCCGCGGCGCGCTCGCGTGCCAACGCCCCCTGCACCGAGAGGCGGGCCACCGCCTCCTCGCGCTTCTTGCCCTTCATGCTGGCGACCGGCTCGCGCTTGACGGCGGCAGCAGCCAGCGCGTCGGCCTTATCAGCCGCAGCTGAAACAATGTCTGGACGATCGTTGGCGCGACCCCAGTCAGCCGCCGTCTGCAGCTCGTCGATATCTGGACGTTTTGAAGCAACCGCGCGCAGCGCCTGCTTGAGCTCGCCCTCGGGCGCGGTCGCGAGATCTTCCTGCAGGGTCTTGGTGCGGGCGTTGACCGCCTCGCGCGCCGCCTTCTTCTCAGCACCCGCCTTGGCTCGAGCCGCACCTTTGCCACCGGCTGGCGCAGGCGCTGGCGTTGCTGCAGGTGCCGCCGCGCGCTCGATGCGCGCAGGCTTCCCGCGCTTGCGTTCTCCGGTGTTGCTGTCGACATACGGCTCGCCTTCAAGGAGCCCCGTCATTCCTTCGTGGCTGAGGGAGCCGGTTTTGCCGTTGTCCCATTTGCCGACGTATGTGTACCCGCCGGCTGGCTGCGGAATAACGTCAGTTATTTCTAAACTATCTCCCATGTCGGTATGCACACGGTCGCCGGGCTGCACAGGGGCTTGCGCGATCTTCTCTTTGGTTTGTCGGCGTCGCTCGGTTTGCTCGGGAGTGAGCCCTGCGCCCTCGGCTGGCGCCGCCTCGGCCGCCTTCTTCTCAGCAACCTGCTTGACCTTCGCCTTGCCCTTCGAACCGGGCGCGACAGGGGCAGCAGGCGCGGCAGCTACGACCTCGGCAGCAGGCGCGGCAGGAGCAGCACGGCCGCCACCCCCCGGTCCGATCCCGATGTCCCCCAGCGGCTCGATGCCGAGCTCGTGACGCACGATGCGCACCTCGTTCTTGTCGAGGGCGCCACCGAGTTCCTTAACGACCTCGTCGGCCGTCATGGTCTTCGACAGCTCGCCGACGCGCTGGATCAGCCCGAGGCTGTTGGCCTTGAGCAGGGCCGCATCGGCTTGGCTCTGCATCCACTCGGGCAGCGGACCCTGAACGTCGGCCTCTCGAGCAGCCGCTGGAGCGGACGCAGTAGGCTCAACGCGGCCCGCTGGCGGAACTCCCGCAGGAGTAACTTCGGGGGTTACTCCGGTCGGCGCTGGCGTGACCGGCTTGGCCCGTGGCTTCCTAGTCGGCGGCGTCACGGTGACGGTCGGCTGCTGGACCTGTGGCCTGCCCGACGCCGCAGGACCGGGCGGTGGGGCGACGTTGAGGGCCGTGGGCGGCCCTGCGGTGGCCGTAGCAGCGCCACCAGCAGGCGGGGCACCCGGAGGCACGCCACCGGGCGGTGGCGCTGGAGCCCCGGCAGGAGGCGCAGCAGGCCCCCCGGCAGGAGGTGGAGCACCCGGAGGTACGCCACCCGGCGCCGAGGGAGCGCCACCCGGCGGCGTCGGCGTCGTGGGGGGTGGGGAAGGTGCCGGCGCCGTCTGGTCCTGATTGAGCTGCTCGTCGAGGGTCTTGGTGACACCCGGGTCCTGACCGCCCGGCGGCACGGCACTGGTCTCGGGCTTCTTGCCGCCGCCGAAAATGTGCATGGCAGCAATGGGGCCAGCGAGCGCCGTGCCCCGCTTGGCCTCCTCGGCCATCTTCTCGAAGTCGAGCTCGGACTTCATGCCCGCCCGGATCTCGCCCTTCTGCTGGCTGTAGGAACTGGCGGCACCGCCCGCCGCACCGATGGTGGCACCCTCACCGAGACCGAACACGGCACGGCCGATTAGCCCCGAAAACGGCCCCAACCCCTTGAGCGCGCCGAACGTCAGGACGTTGGTGCCGAAGCTCGCCATCTGGGCGACCGGATCGAGCATTTTTCGATAGAGCTGCTCGCGGACGACGCTCTCGTTGCCGTTGAATTCCCGCCACAGGTTGTTGAACTCGTCGGACTTGTGCAGGTCCTCAAGCGAGGTGTTGTCGGAGAACTCACGCAAACGATCGCGCGCCGAGCCAAGTCCGATCCCGCCGAACGCGCCCAACTCAGCGGTGCCTCTGAGTGCACCGCCCACAGCCGGTATCTTGCCGAGCTGCGTCAGCGACCCCACTCCCCGGGTCAGGCCGATCATGGCGGGCAGGCCCAGCGCGTGGTGCACCGTCGAGGTGACGGGCTCCTCCCAGTACTTCTCGTCGAACGGCGAGCGCAGATCGAGCGCCTTAGCGCGCGGCGAGCGCTCCTCCTCGAGGTACTTCTCGGCGTGACCCAGCGCCTTGTGGGTGTCGGCGATGAACGGCGTCGGCTCGCGCACGTCGCGCGCCGTCTCGGGGAACCCGGCGGCGTCGAGCACGCTACCGGCAGCGCCGCGGATCTCCGGCTCGTAGTCGCGCGCCGCGCCGACCACCGCCCGTGCCGTAGACACTACCGGCTTGGCCACCATGTCGATCGCGACGTCGCGCGCCAGCTGCCCGGTCGTGCGCGTCGAGTCGTCGACCCTCGGCTTGGCGTCGGGGTTTACGACACCAGTGAGGAATGTTGGATCGTCGAAGTCGCTTTGCATCAGAACCCGCCTCGCGGGATGACCTTCTTAAACTGTTCGCCCAACCAGCTGGGTTCCTTGGGCTTGTCCATCTCAGTCTGCAGGCCGCGGCCGACCTTACCGCCAGCAATGCGCGCTTCCTTGAGCTTGTTGTAGTTGAACGGGTCGACCACCAGCGTTCTTCCGTCCGGCATGTGCAGCAGGTAGCTGTCGTTGACCGCCCGGCCGACCACCTCGTAGCGGGTAGCGCCGGCGCCAGTGAGCCCGTTGGCGCCGCGACCCGGCCTGCCGTCCGGCTGCGTCCCGACCGGCGAGCCGATCGCCATGACATAGCGCACCGCCGCCTCACCGCTCAGGTCGGGGTTGCGCAGCATCAGCGCAGTCACGGCATCGCGCAGCCTCGTGGCGTCGCCGTCGATCACCATGGTCGACAAGGGAGAAGTTTTGTTTGTCCAGTCGGCCTGCTTACGCGACACGTCGTCGCCTTTGGTCAGGCGATCTTGCCGCTCGGTCATGAAATTCGTGAGCGCCTTGGTCGACACCGCCGCCGTTTGATCGCGGCGCTCCGGGCTCTCGTATCGCAAGTTCGTCTCGAACGCTTCCTTCTTGCGATTGAGGATGTCGGCCTTGTGCGCCTCGTCGCGTTCCTTCTGAATTTTAGCCTCGAACTTGTCGACGGCAGATTTTACCAGCCGGTACTCGGCTGGCGTCGACTGCCGGGCGATCACGCTCAAATTCTCACGCGCCTTGGCGAGACGTGGCAGGTCGGGATGATCAGAAGGCGGCTTGATCTCCTCGAACGCACCAGAGTGCGAACGCAGGATTTTCAGTCGCTCTTTCTCGATCTCGTCGGCCTGACCCAGCGAGATGTCATCCTCAGCAGCGGGGTCGATCGCTGGCTGTTGCTGCTGCGCCGGAGGCGGCTGTCCAGCCGGAGCCTGAGCAGGTGGCGGCGCGCTCGGAGTGAAGGCCTGTGACTGATCGAAAAATTGCCGGTAGCCCGGGCCCTGTTGCGGTGGCGTCTCGGCGACCTGCGTTTCGGGCACAGGTTCTTCTTGCCGAGTTAGTCCTGACGCTGGCAGGAAGCTCCGGTATTCGTTGACGTCGAGGGCCGCTTCGTCAGCCATCACTGTTCTCTTTCGTCGTAACCCCCGGGGTTACTGAACGCGAGTTGCATATCGAGCGCCTCGTCACGGTCAGCTTGGCTCTGCTGATCGCCGCGGCCAGTCTGCTGGCTCGAGGGTCCGGCGCCAACCAGATCCAACGTACTGGCCGCGAGCGGCGACACGCCGCCCTTGGTCCCGCCAGCCTTGCTCTTTCGCATCCGCTCGTCGAGCATCTCCATCTGCTTGATGGTCAGCTGGTGACGCAGCTGACGGCCAACCGGGTCCTTGTCCTTGCTGAGTTGTGCGGCGGAAGCCTGCAGCGTCTGCCACATCAGCGAGCCGTTCTGAAGACCGAGCGCCGCCTTGAGCACCCAGCGCCCGTCGATCGGTATCTGCCCCGTCACCTTGCCGGTGCGCGGGTCGGTCGTGACCCAGTTACGGCCGTCTGCAGACACCGAGTGGTTCATGCTGTCGGGAATGTGATCGAGCCCGCCCTCGGTGTACTTAGCCGCGGTAGCGAGATCGCCGCGACGCAGCGCGTCGACGGCCGCGTGGCCGTACGACGACGCGATCATGTTGGCCTGCTGGATGATGCCGTAGGCCATGGCGTTGGCCTTATCGGTCATGCCGAACATCAGCGCCATCTGGTAGGCACGCGTCATACCGGCAAGCCACGCATTGCCCTCGGACAGCCGACCTCCTTGGTTGTTCTGCGCGATCAGTTGATCGAACGCTTCTTTCGAGATCGCCTTGTGGCCGACAAACGATCCGTCGCCACCGCTCGACCGACCGTAAGAAAGCGCACCAGAAACCACCTTGGAAACGTCAGCGACCGAGTTGCTCGACAGCCCCTGATCGGCCTGACCACCAGTCATGCCGGACGAAGGCGCACCCAGAGCCTGCTCTCGACCACCACCGCCACCAGCAGGCGGCGGCGCACCGGTATCCATCGCACGAATGTCGCGACCGCTGGCGTCGACGTAGCCCGCACCAGTTTCGAACCGGGGATCGAACGCCGTGGTGCGCTGCTCACGCGGCAGGGCACGATTGGCCGCAGCGGGATCGGTGGCGCCAGCCGGTGGCGCCGGCGAGGCCGACGTGCCGCTCGGGCCGCTGTTGCCGGTCGTCGGCGGACCAGTCGTGTCGCCGCCTCGAGCGTTCGGCGGCGGGGCCGGGGGTTTCGGCTCAGGCGCCGGGGTGCGGTCGAACGGCAGCATGTCCGTGTCATACGGACCGGGCTGGATCATTTTGTTGAGCATGTCGGCGTTTGGCCGCAACGCCGTGGGCGGGGCAGTAGACGCTGGAGGCGGTGCAGGAGCTTGCACGGCCGGTTGAGCCGCCTGTGCAGCACCAGCAGCCGGTTTGGGTTGAGGCGCCGGCACAGGTGGTGGCGCTGGCTCCTGCGTACGGTCAGGCGCACCCGGGCGAGGATTGGCATCGTCGAACGCCTTGGCCCGTTGACTGATGCGCTCACTCGGCCGACCCAGCGCCTTCTCGCGCTCAAGCTCCGCTACTAAAGCGTTGCGGCGCTCACGTTCCTCGCCTGTCACCGACTCCATGCCGCCAACACGGGCCTGAGCTATCTTAGCGTCTATGTCAGACAGCCATTTCTCGTCGAACCCTTGTTGGGTACGCGGGTCTCCGCGATCGCTGCCCAAGACAGGCCGCATGATATTTCGTTCGTACCAAGAACCTGCCGCGCTAGTCGGGATCTCCAACTCGCTGGGTGGGCTGGTCGGATAACGACCTGATGGACTTTGCTCAAGCTGTTGGTTGACCCTGCCAGTGATCTCGCGGCGACGCGGCGCAGCGTCCCTCTGCAAGTCAGCCTCGAGTTGCTGGGCATCGTGTGGCGGCGGCTCGGGAAGTAGAGCTCGGTTCACAGTGTCAGGCGCACCCGACATCGATCGGAGCCCGCGCCCCTTGCGCGCCATCTCCTCGTGATCGCGCGCCAGTATGCTGCGCAAGACCAGATCGGCCTCGCTCTGATCGTCCTCGGCAGTGCCGCCGTATTCAAACCGCTGCACCGATCCGCCGTACTGATACCTAGGTATCAGGCCACCACGGCGGCCCACTGGCATCGGACGAACCGGCGGGTTCAAAATTGGATCGCTGTAAGCACCAGACATACCCGGCATCGGCGTGCCAGTCGTCGGCGTGCCCGGAGTGTTAGTCCCGGCGATCGGCGGGATGCGATAAGCTCCCGTCACAGGATCTTTGTTTTGTTGATCGATCGCGTCTTCTTGCTGATTGCGCCGCTTGGCTGCCCTCGCGATCTCACGATAGTAATCGTCGCGCGGGTCGCCCCGCACGCCCTTGACGAGATCCATGCTCGCCTTGGCGGCACCGAGGCCTTCGAAGATTTCATTGCGTAGGGTCATGCCCGTGCTCCCTCCGATCGAAACGCGGGAGGCGAGACCGCCATGGCCTGCGGCATCGGTGCCGACTCGGGCTGGGCCGTCGCCTGCGACATATCCCTGCGCGCTTTCTCGATCAGACCCTGTAGATACTTTTCACCATACCACCGGCTGACGTCCTCGGGCATGACGAATTCGCCGACCTGCACCATGGCGTGCACGTCGTCGGTGTTGGCGCCGCGCGACGGCGAGGCCTCAGCCGGCACCATGTTGGGGTTCTGACCAACTCCGGAGGTTACGTCGCCGCCCTCGGCGTACTTGCCTCCTTGTGGATCGTATCTTCGATCGTAGGGCTGCAGCGTCTCGCTGCCCGTCTCGTCGTGGTCCCATCGCCCCCCACGATGACCGTCGCGCCCATGGTAGATGCTCTGGTCGCTGAACGTCGGATGGTTAGGTTTCTTGAACGTGTCGGGCAGGTGGTTGTTCTCGTCGGGCTCGAGGCCGTACTTCCACGCGCCACGCAGATCGTAGTCGTAGGTGTCGCGCTCGCGGCCGTGCTTGGCCGCCCACGACTGATACGCGCCTTCTTCCTCGGGCGTCAGCTCGGTGTTGTAGTGCTCGGTCATGTCATTGTGATCGCCAGCCATCGTGCCGCCATGCTGGAACCGCGGCACGTCAGGCGCCTCGGGCGACGGCTCGCCACGTCTCATCCACTCAGGGACATCCGGCTCATCCTCGGGCTCTTGCATGGGCCCTTCCGACGGCGGGGACATCTCGCGAGGCTGCACGACGCCATCCTGCTCCTCGTCCTCGTCGGAGGGCGGCACCGGCCCGCCAGCGCGGAAGCTCAACGTGCTGCCCGGCCTGTAACCTCCGAAGTTATCGTCCTGTCCCTCGGTCGTACCATTCTCGCGATCGATCAGGCCGCCCGAAGCAGCGCCCTTCATACCGGACGTCGCCATGCCGCCAGCCATCTTGCCCAGCGAGCCGCCGATGCTGCCGCCGATACCCGGCATCATGAAGTTCCCAGCGATGCCGCCCAGCATGCCCAGCCCGGCGCCGATCATCGCGCCGGTGCCGCTCGACTTGCCCTCCTCCAGTTTCTGTTGCTCGAGGTCGTATTTGCCTTGGGCAGTCTGCGCGGCCAGCGACTCCTTCTGCATGTCGTTGCCCAGCCCGGCCCACTGCAGGCCAGTGCCCATCGTCGAGGCGCCCGACGCCGTCGTGGCGAGGCCAGCGTTGACCGCTTGGTTGCCCGCCGCCATGCCGACGCCAGCCATGCCCATGCCTGTGTCGCCTACCTGCTTGCCGGTGTTGATCGCGTTGGCGAGGTACTGCTGTCCCATCATCTCAGTGTCGCGGTCGGACTTGGTGCCCGACGACGCCGCGCCCATCGCAGCCTTGGTCGCCAACGCGTTACTGAGGCCCGCGTAGCGACCCGACGACGGGTCGACGCCGAAGCTCATCAGATTGTCCTGCGCGTTCTTGGCCTGTCGGTTGAACGCCAGATTGGACCCGGCGATCGCCGACGCCCGGTTGGCGTCCATGCGATCTTTGGTGGTGTAGTTCCGGGCGAAGTCGAGTTGCTCTTTTCGCGCTGGCTCGTAGCCTTGGTACTCGTCGAGGGTCTTGGTGGCCTGATCGCCGAACCGGGAACTGGTGTCGAGAGCGCGGCCGACGACCTTGTCGCTGGTCGCCTTGTTGGCGTCGAACTCCTTCTTGGCCCAGTCCATCTGATCTTTGGACGTGTTCCAGTAGTCGCCGGCTTTGCCTTCGACCACGCTCCGATAGTTGGAAGTGTCCATCGCCATGGCTGACTCCTACGGCCCCTGTACTTTGCTGATCGCCGCGGCAAGCTGGATCTGAACTGCGGTCTTCATGTTGGGCGTATGAAATTTTGTGTGGACACCAGCGAGAGCCTCGACGTTGGACTTGATCGCCGAAACCGAGGCCTGCAGGGAACTCGTATCGAGCCCCGCCACCGGGATGGTTGGAACGGGAACGCCGTTGACGGTAGCAGTGGATGCCATATCAGACCTCCCTTAGCTCGCGAGCCGAGGTCGCAACCTGCAAGTTGAAGATCATCAGCTGCCCGGTCAGCTCGAACTGGATGAAGTCAGCCTTATACCCCGAAGGCAGCTTGAAAATCTCACCCGACTTGGTGATCGGCCGGGTGAACTTCAGATGCCCGTCGGCGAACATCTTGAAAAGCGTCGGCTCGGATGGCGGTACGTCGCCCAGCGGCAGGTCGAAAAACACCTTGGCCGCGGCGTAGTTTTCTTTGTACAGCAGCTGGACGATTTTCGACCGCCATACGTAGCTCTGGCGCGGCAAGTACTCACGACGATCGACGTGCAGCACCTTGCCGGTGTAGAGGCCTGTGTCGTCGTCCTTGGTATCCCTGATGACCAGAACCTCGCCGGTCCACAGATCCGTCATCACGTTGAACGTGGGCCTGTCAGACCGCAGCGTCATGTACCCGAGATGAATGTCGCTCGCGAGGAAGGCGCCTACGTTTGTGCCGAGGAAATTTTCTCCTTGGAACGCATCCGGCGTGTCGGCCGGTGACGGATGATCGAGAGCTCGAGGTGGCGGTGGCGGCGGCGGATCGTAGAAGCCGCCATCCTCGACGAAATGCTGGAACGCATCATACTGAAACACGCCATCGGTTACTGCCGAGAAGCAGTAATAGCCGTTCATGAAGAACGCGCCTTGGATGCTGTTGAGGTTCAGAAGCCTGAGCCACTCATCCTTGCGAACGACATCGTAGGTCAGGTTCTGTCCACCAGAGGGTCCGATCAGGATCAGCCCGTTGTTCGACGTGTAGAGCACTCCGTTAGGCGTGCTGACGATCGACCCCGGGGCCGTGCACGGCTCGAGCGGGTTGACCTTGCGCACCGTAGTGGCCGCTGGATGGATGCCTGTCACGACGTAAGGCTGGCCTGACGTCAGGACCATCAAATTTTGATCAACAGTGCCGAGCCCGACGATCGGCGACTCGACGCCGACCACGTACTGCGCGGGCCACGCGTGCGGCCGGTAGGGCTCGCAGAACCACACCTCGTTCTCGCGCCACCCGGCAATCATGCCGTTGGGCATCGACACCATGCCCTTGAGGTCGATCGGCGGCGGTGTCCAGTTCTCGCTCGGCAGCTCTTGGCTGTTAGCCACGATGTCGCCAGACACCGTGTCGTCAAATGTCAACGTCGTTATTGGAATTTCAGCGACGAAGAAGAACCCGACGTCGCCATCGGGCCCGACCACCGTGCGATAGATCCTCGTATAGGTCAGGGTACGATCCGTCGTGTCGGGCACGGTCGGCGCTGTCATGACGATGTGCCACGTACCAGACGCGTTGCCCGTCACCACCGTAGGCGGGCTTGGCTGGCCCTCCTCGAACGACGCCGACACCCATGTATAGACGTAACCCCGCGTCTCAGTCGGAGGCCCACCACCCGTCACCGTAACGCCGGGCGCCACGTCGGGCCGCGGTATGCCCAGTATCAGTGGGAAGCCGTTTGGATCGGCGGGGGTCGTGTTGTTGATGATAATGCGATCTTTAGTCGTGTAGCCGGGAGGGCTCGACCCGTTCGCCCAATAGTAGCGACCACCATCCACCTGATTAACGACGGGCGATCGCACGACGTAGGTGTCCACCGGCCCGAACTCGAGCCAGTAGCTGTCCTTGATATTGTCAATGCCGGGCGACGCGATGGGCACACGGAACGCGTATCGTGCCTTGGGATTTTTGAGCTTGTGAATGATGATGTCGGCAGCCAACGGCTCGAGCCGCCCCGCCTGCAAGTAGGCGTTCTCGGTGTAGACCGCGTTCTCGATCGGCAGCAGGCGCTCGTCGAGCGCTGGTATCTGGCCGCCGAACTTGTCGAACTTGATCGCACCCACCAACTAACTCCCGAAGTTAGATCCTGATGAACAGGTTTACGCCCATGGTCGGCTGCACGTTGTTGTGCGGCGTGTAGTTGCCCACGTTGCCGGTTATTCCAGATAGATTGTTGCCAACCATGTAACCAAACAACCCGCCGACGGCGCTGTTACCAGAATAAGTCGAGCCGAACGGACCAGTCGCGTGCGCATGCTGAGGCAACTCGTCGTTTTGCAGAACGTGGTTCTGCTCGCCGACCACCACGCCGAGTTTCTGCACCAGCGTGTTGATCCCATGAGCGAGGTCGATCTGCGCGAACGCCGCGCCGCGCGCGTCGGGCAGCGGCACCATTTTAGCGGCGTTCCAGTCGTCCAGCGCGCTGGCGCCACGGCCGGGCGGCACCGGCAACACCGGCCATGTCGACGCGTTGAGCTGCCACAGCAGGGTGAACAGGTTCTGGTACTGAGGCCCGATATAGTCGGCGACCCCCGGCAGAGTGTTCCCTATCGTCTTGCCGTCGCACAGCAGCCAGCTGGGTTTGCTCGACACCATCGAGGTCGACAGATCGCCCGTCACCCAGAAGCTGGCGCTTGCCACGGCAGCGGCGATCGCCGCTTCGATCGCGTCTTTGGTCCAGATCGTACCGTCGTCGCCGACGCCAGTCGTGACCAGCGGCAACTCCTGAGCGGGTCCAGCCGCAAGCGCGCCGATGATCGCCGGCCCAGTCAGGTCGAAGCTATGTTCCTTGTTCCAGTCAGTAGGGCGAACGAGCGTGCCGTCAGGGCCGTCTCCCTTGTCGGAGTGGAACTTATGCTTGATCAGAGGAATGGCCATCTTACGCCCACCCTTTTCGAGTTACTGTCGCCCACGTCTGTGGAAACTTCCAGTTGGACGCGTTGAGCGTGTTGGCGTGCTCGTCGTTGATCCGCGCCTCGGACCGGCCGCTGATGTAGGCGCGCTGGTTGGGCTGGGCGAGCATCGGGTTCGACCACGGCTTTTGCGGCTGGATCTGCAGCCGCGCGAGTATCCCGCGGCCCAGCGTGTCGGCGTATTTGTCGACGATCCAGTCATCGATCAGCGGATAGAAGTTCGTCGGCTCGATCTGCAGCGGACGCTTGGCGACAACGATCGCCCGACGAGACGCAGTGATTGGAACGCGGGACAGCTGGATTATGCCCGGCACCCGCATGAACGCCGGGCCGTCCGGCCAGAACGACGTCGGCGGCGGTGCCGGCGCTGGCAGGTTCAAGGGGGCGTCGTACATCGTCAGCAAACGGTTGGGTTGACCCTGCTGCACGACGAAGTTGTAGCTCCAAGTCTGCGGCAGTATGTCGATGAAAACCTGCTCCTGCCAAACGTTGGTGTGCTGGCTGAAATCGTCGATCACTCGGAAGATCTCCTGCCGCACGATCGCATCCGGCACGCTCGGTAAATCTTTCCGCACGTCGGCGAAGATCCGGTCGAAGCTGCTGGGAAGGGGGGTGACGGCCATGGCTGCTCCTAGGCGACAGCAACGAGCATCGAAGTGAACTTGCCGAGGAACGACGTCGCCCGTTGATCTTGTGTTGGCTCGTCATCACGCAGCTGAGCCAAACCAACCGTGTAGTAGACCAGCGCGGGCACGAACTGCGGCTCGATCACCAGCGGTGCGCTCAAATTTGCATCGTTGAACACCGGGATCTTAAACTTGTTCTCGAGAAAGATATCCGGCCGTATGCGATACATTTCCATCATCGCTTGGTTGACGTTCGTCACCAGCGAGTCGGTCGAATAGCGGTACTCCCCAGCCGACAAGTCGACGTCCAGCAGCAACGTACGTACTTGCGCGAGCACATCGCCCAGATTTTCGAACGCCTGCGTGCTCGAGTCGTAGAACCCGACCGTCCACGCGACCCCGTCCCAGATGTAAACCGCGCCGTTGGGCGCCGTGTAATGCTGGTTGAGGATCGGGCTCGTAGGAAAGTCGAGCGGGGCAACCATAGACTAACTCCCGAGGTTAGGTTCCGGCGGTGCGCTGCCGTTGGTCACGGGCTTGGCCTCCGGCGGCGCTGTCGCTGCCGTCTGTAGCGGGACGCGCTGCTGCGCCATCTGGCTGCGCAGGGCGACGAACGCATCGAACGACACCTCGAGCGGCTGCTTGGCGAGCGCCGTAAGGATGACGGTAGTCAGCTGTTCGCTCAACTCAAACTTGAACATCGGGAACTCCTACGGTGGGGGCGGGAAAGGTGGCACATACGCCGTGAGGGTGCCACGCCGACCGACAAACGGATTGAGGTCGATGCTGTCCGCAAGTTGCATCAGGCGAAGGTGAGCGAGGTTTACTTGCACTTGGATGAAAGTATCGAACTCTGGATGACCGTCCCACTCAAGGGTGCGCGTCAGTTCGATCACGCGCGTCCCGACGTTCACGCGGAACCGAACGTCGATCACGCCCGGTCGCGCCGCCATCACCCTGTATCGAACCTCGGCCATAGTTTCTCCTACGAAATCCTGAACGCGCTAAGTCTCGACCCGTCGCCGTTCCAGTGTACCCCGGCAGCCCCATTGGGATGTCCCCCGGCGGTAAAAACAGTCGCTCCTGTAAGAGCGCCCAGCCAATGAATGGATACGGTGGCGTTAGCTCCGCTTACGTCGTAAGCCGTTGTACTCCAAAGAGGGGAACCGTTGGCGAGAATGGCAACGTTAAGCCATGCGTTTGTACCGCCGTAATAACTGAAACTGAGGTCTACAAACCACGTCTGACCCGCAGCACCGACAGACGGCAACGTCATCGTTGTAATATATGATGAACCGCTAAGAGCAATATCGCCACCCGGCGCTACGGTGGCAGAGTTACCAGACAATGCCGTGGCACTGACAATCCAGATTAAACCGTTGAATTGGTAGATCACACCGTTGGCAGCGGTGAACGTCTGACCCGTGGTTGGCGAGGCGGGGAAGTCGATGGCGGCCATCAGATAAACTCCTCAAGCGCCAGCGTTGCACCGCCAGCCGTGCCGCCGAACAATTGACCCCCGGAATTGCCGCCAATAAAAATTGCCGTGTTAGCGTTAGTGCCCATCCTGACGTTGAAAGTGATTGACGTACCGGCAGGAGAGCCATGCACATAATCATATTCAAACGCCAAAGTAGAGGCGTATCCGGCGCTCTCGGTCGCGGTGAAGCAGCTTCGGATCGCGTTGGCGTTAGTGTCGCGGAACAGAGCAACGATCATGCCCGCCCCGGCATTAGCAGTAGTCCCCTCAACGAAGAAGCGCAGTCGTATGGTTGATCCTGCTGCCTTCACGACATACGCGAGCGCGATAATCAGCACACCTTCGCTAAATTGCGGGATCGTGTTGTCCATCGGGATTAGCCCGGTGACGATCCCGTATCCTCCGTTCACCGAAAAACCTCGACCCAGCGTACCCCCCACCGTGCCCGGAGCAGCAGGCACCCACTGAGTGGTATTTCCATCGTTGTATCGAATATAAAGCTGGCCGCCGCCCGCGCTGCCGTCGCTGTTCCACCACAGGGAATTGTCGAGCGGCGCAGTCGGCGCAGTTATTCCGACAGGGATGCCAACATTCACACCCGTCGCGTCGAGTTGCATCTTAGCTACGCCGTTAATCTGAAACTCGTAGCCGTAGTTTCCCGCCGTATTAATCGCGACACGACCAAAGCCAGCCGAATAACGACCGAGAAACAGCGCATAGTTATTAACGTCGGCAGACGTTATAAAACTTTGAGCAGTTACTTTGCTGCCGAATACCGCATCGCCGGTAAATAAATGAGGTCCAGTCTCGGAGGTATATTGCAGACCCGGCATCGAGAAGCCGATGTAACCCTGTCGCGCTCCAGCGGCGTTGAACCACGCGACATAACCCGCGTTGACCGGACCACCTTCGTTGAGAAGGACATAACCCTCGACGCCCGCCGTTCCGACCTGAAGGTTCGTGTTGAATATCCCGGTCGTACCGTTGAGCGTGCCGGTCAGCGTGCCGCCCGCAAGTGGCAGATAACCGGCGAGCGCCGCGTTGGTCGCGTAGTTGGAGAGAGGTCCGCCCACCAGCGTCGGGTTGGGGTAGGTCCCGGTCAACGCACCGCCCGCCGCGCCCGAAGGCGGCAAGCTCGTCGGCATCCCGGCAATCGTCTGGTAGCCCTGCGCCTTGACGAACGCCGTCGTCGCAATCGAAGTGTCGTTGTCGGCAGTGAGCGGTGTCGGTGCCTTGGGATCGCCCGTGAACGTAGGCGACGCGAGCGGCGCGTAGGTCGTCGCTGCCGTCGCCGTCGTCAGATAGCTGGCGAGGTTCGCCTGCACGAACGCCGTCGTGGCGATGGACGTGTCGTTGTCAGCAGTAAGAGGCGTCGGCGCTTTGGGGTCGCCTGTGAACGTAGGCGACGCGAGCGGCGCATAGTTCGACAGCGGGCCACCCACCAGCGTCGGGTTGGGGTAAGTTCCCGTCAACGCCCCGCCCGCCGCACCACTCGGCGGCAAGCTCGTCGGCATCCCGGCAATCGTCTGGTAATTCGACAGCGGCCCACCGACCAGCGTCGGGTTAGGGTACGTCCCGGTCAATGCACCACCCGCCGCACCCGAGGGCGGCAGCGTAGTGGGGATCGACGTCGCCAGCGCGTAACCCTGCGCCTTCACGAACGCCGTGGTCGCGCCCTTGGTCGAGTTGTCCGCCGTCGCCTGCGTGAGAAAGGTGATCGTGGCGTCGGCGGTATTCGGTGCGTTCCTGATCCCTAGGACGTTGATGACGCGCGCATCGAGGTTGACGAAGTTGACGCCGCCGAAATCTCCAAGCGACAGGACGCCGTTGACCGGCGCTTGCAACGTGGTCGAAGCGCCGAACCGGAAGTAACCCGCCGTGCCTACGGTGATGCCGCCGAGGTTGACCGACAGGTTCCCCGAGTTCCAGATCGTGTCGCCGTTGTCGGCAATCGTGACGTTGCTGTTCTGGAGCAGCGTGCCGGTCGTGCTATCCCACCGCGCGATGGCGTTGTCGGTCGACCCGCCCGTCGCTGGCCCGTTGACGTTGCCTGAGCCCGAGCCCGCAGGTCCCTGCGGACCGACCGGACCTTGGATACCCTGCGCGCCGGTCGCGCCCGTCGGCCCTGTCGGTCCCGGCGGACCCGGAACCGTACTGTCAGCACCCGTCGCGCCAGTACTGCCGGTGTCGCCCTTGACGCCTTGGATGCCCTGCGGGCCGGTATTGCCAATCGGACCTTGGATACCCTGCGGACCCTGTGCGCCAGTGTCGCCCTTGTCGCCTTTAGGACCCGTTGCGCCAGTCGCGCCTGTGTTTCCAATCGGACCCTGTATGCCCTGATCGCCCTTGTCGCCCTTGATGCCTTGGACACCCTGCGGACCCTGCGCGCCGGTCGCGCCGGTCGCACCTTGAGGACCGACTGCACCCGTGTCGCCCTTGTCGCCCTTGTCGCCCTTGACGCCTTGGATGCCTTGAGCACCCTGCGGCCCTATCGGCCCGACCGGACCAACGTCGCCCTGAATACCTTGGATGCCCTGCGGACCCTGCGGACCAACATCGCCCTTGTCGCCCTGCAGGCCATTGCCGCGGTTCGTCACCACCCACTGCTGGGTGTTGCCGTCATCGTAGTAGACGAACTCCTGCCCGTGCAGCGTGTCCCACCAAAGATCGGCGGGCAGCGGCGCAGCAGGCGGCACCGCCGATATGGTGTAATTCGGGATGCGCGTGACGTCGTAGATCGTCGTCGACGGCGGCGTGACGGCCGGTGTGGGGACGGGCGTCGGATTGGGCGGTCCGCCGCCGCTCGGCTGGGTCTGGACCCACACGCCGACCGACGTGCTGGGCGAGATGTACCAAACGTATTCGCGGCCTGTGACCGAGTTGAACCACAGGTCTCCGTCATCCGGATTTATAGGCGGCGTCGGCGCGTTGGTTACGGTCGGCGGCGCGGCGAGCGGTGCCGCCGACACGGTGTACTTCGGGGTGCGCGTGACGGCCGGTGTAGGGACGGGCGTCGGATTGGGCGGCCCACCGCTCGGCTGGGTCTGCACCCACGCGCCGACCGATGTGCTGGGCGAGATGTACCAGACATATTCCCGGCCTGTGGCCGTGTTGAACCACAGGTCTCCATCAGCCGGATTTATAGGCGGCGTCGGCGCGTTGGTTACGGTCGGCGGCGCGGGCATACCTCACCCGGAGTTAATGGGTAAGTTATTGCTAGACGAGCGGTATCCAAATGGATACCGCCCGACTAACCCCGGAGGTTAGAGGCCCGCGCCCTGCGTGACGATCGCCTGCGCGATGGCGATCGGATCGACGACCTTGTAGCCGTAGACCTGCAACCCGCGCAGGATCTGGCCGAACGTGTGCTCGGAGCGGAGCGTCTCGACCTTGGAGACTTGGCTCGCGAACGTCAGGCCGTGGGCGTGGCCGGCGTAGATCGCGTACTCGGCCGGGGGACCGCCCGCCAGCGCCGGCGGCCCGGTGACTGGACCCTTGGGCAGCAGGTTGCTGACGTAGATGGTGAACCGATCGACCATGCCCAGCCGTCCGTTGCGCAGCATCGAGGTCTGATCACCCGACAGGTAGGCCTGCCGCAGTTCCGACGACTTGATCATCGTCGAAGCCCAAGTCGGGATCACCGCCCAGCGGCCTTCCTCGGGGATGTTCTGCTCGTCGAGGCACTGCCCCAGCCGCAGCAGCATCTGCAGGATGGTGATCTGGTTGGCGACCGCCGGCGTGACCGCGTTGGGGATCAGGACCTGCGGCGTGCCGGTGATGCCGAGATTGAGCGACGCCGAGATCTTGCCCGCGGTGGCGCCTTGGTTCGACGCGTCGGCCTGACCCAAGAGCCCGAGCAGCACGTCGGTGTCGATCTTGATCTTCATCTGCTGGGCCGCATCGTCCGACCACACGCCCATCAGGTTGATGTCCGACTGCGTCTCCATGACGTCGTCGAGGATCGTCGCGAAGTACTTGCCCTTGTTGATGAGCAGATCGACGATGTTGGAGCTCGGCCGCTCGACGACGATCCCACCATCGGCGAGGTAGTCGTTGATGGTGATCGTCGGCTTGGTCCGGATGTGGACCGTGTCGCCTTGGTTCTTGATCTCGCCTTCGTAGGCGGTGTTCGAGATCGCGGCCAGCACTGTCGAGGCGTAGAACTTCTCGATCAGCTTGCCTGACCAGATCTCAGGGATGACGGTATGCGAGTAGCCCGGCGAAGGGCCAAACGAGCCAGTCGGGTAGATTGCCGGGTTGGTGGCGGCGCCGGCGAGAGGATAGACGGCCATGGATCAGCTCCTGCAGCGAGCCGATCCAGTCAGCTATCCGTTGCCTTGGATCGACGTCGCCGTGCGTGGGTTCACTTGGATGCGTCCTTCGCGCTGTGCCGCCATCAGGTCCTGCTCAGTCGCGACGCGTTCAGCATCCCGTCCACGGAATTTGCCGTTGGCCACGTCCAAGTAGAACTGGGAGATGCCAGCGGCAGTCCAGACGGGTTTGCCACCGGGGGGCGTCACGCCAGCCGGACGGGCTCTGCCGGGCGCGGCCAACGACTCGAGCGTCACGCGAGGGGCTGGAGGGGCGGTCGGCGAAGCAGGCTCACCGTTCTGGTAAGCGTGTCCGCCCGCGCCACCCATAGCCTGCTGGCGGGCCTGAGCCGCTGCCGGGTTAGTGGCAGCCTCCTCTGCAAGAAACGTTTGGAAGAAGGCGGCGACACGGTTGCTTTCGCCTGCGTACCACGCCCTCTGCAGCATCTCTTGCCGGTTAAGGCCAGAGAATATGTCGGGTTGCTTGGTCCACGCAATGAAATTCGGATCGGCATTGAGCTGGTTCCAGCCCGGCACCTGCTGATCGAGCGAGCCGGTCATGCGCTGGACGAACTGTTTGCCGGTCTCGCTCTCGGCGTTCTCGACCCTCGCCTTAACCGTGCCGATCTCCTCGGCGAGCGGCTTGAGCGTCGGTAAAACCGCCTCGACCGCGGCGCGGCGCACGACGTCGAGGAAGTCGGCACCGTAGTCCTGAACCTCCTGCGCCGTGACCAGCGTCGGCGCCGGCCCGGCACCGGGCAGCGGCGGCGCTTTCAGGCGCTGGTTCTCGGTCGACAGCGCACGCATCCGATCGTCGTACTGCTGCTGGCTCTCGCCCCATCGACGGCTGTCGGCGTCGTAGCGGCCCTTGAGGGCCTTGAAGCGGTTCTCCCAGTTGACCGTGCCGTCGGGATTGGTCTCGGGCAGTTCCGGCTCGACGTGGCCGTTGGGCTGCGCCTGACCGTTGGGCTGTGCCTGACCGTTGGCCGGGGGTTGCACCGTGGCGCCGTCGCCCGAGCCGTATACCGCGGCGTGTGCGGCGACAGCGGCCGCAGCGGCTGCAGCGACAGCCGGAGGGACCACCACCTTGGGATCCACGCCGTCGGCCGGTACTTGCGTGTTAACCAGAGGTTCTGGCATTTGAGTCTCTCCTGATGAATTTGTCCTTGAGCTCGTAGCACTCGACGATGTGCTTGCGGAGTTCTTGGATAGTTTTCGTTTTACCCTGCGCCCGGAACAGATCGTTGCCGTCAGCGCCAATCATCTCGACGATAGACTGCCCCTCGTACGATCGCAGCGTATCACAAAAACTTTTGAACGCCTCTGGTGCGGTCGCTTTCAATGAGGCAGCAGCCATGACCAGATCGGTGAGCGGCGAGACTGCCATTACATCTCCGACTCGTCGGTCGGCGTACCGGCCGCCGGATCGGTAGCGTTCAGCCCCATCTGCATGATGTCGGCGTAGCTGCCCGGCGCGCTCGAACCCGTGGGCGTCAGCTTGGCGTAGTTGTTGAACGACCGCTCGACCGGGTCGCCCTTAGTCAGCACGTTCAGCGCGTGGCGCGACGGCAGCGTCTGCAGTCCGCCGCCCTTGCCCTTGTGGGTGATCAGGCGGCCGCTGCCGGGGTTGATCCGCTTGGGGCCGAACTTGTGGATGGTGGGCGTCTTCATGGCGTGCCGCTCCTAGGGGTACTTGGGCAGCGGCGGCGGAAACTTGCCCTTGCCCAACGTAGTTGTCCCCTTGCGGGTTTTCGGAACACCTTGAGAAAAATCAAGGTGAGCCACTCCAGATTTTGGAGTTACTGGTTTGGCGGGCGTGAAAAACTTCGAGTGGGAGCCGTACCCGAAGATGTTCTTCGTGTCCGGCGTCCCCGGTTTGGGCGTCGCCTTCGAAAAATGCGGTATGCCGGGCAGAAGGCTCTTGGCCACGACTAACCTCCGGAGTTACGGCGCCGAGCAGCCACCCTTGGCCGGCGTGCTGCCGCGGTTGCCGAACATGGCCGTGGTTCCGCCTTCGGCCCACTTGCCGTCGCCGCCCGACTTTTTCTGCGCTGAGCAACCAGCCGTCTGGGTGCCGGCATAGTCCTTGTTGGTCGAGCCGCTCGAGAAGCCCATCACGCTCGACGGACCACCCGTAACCACCGCGCCGGGATCCTTGCCGCCGCCCGAGCCCTCCTGCGAGCTCTTGCCCGGCTGTTGCGGACCCGTACCGGTGTTCGAGTGCATCGGGTGATTGCCACCACGGACTGGCTGCATGATCGTCTCCCTTGATGAAAAATCCTACTTCGGGCGCTGCTTGAACAACGCCGCCCGAGGCGCCTGAGCCTTTGTACTCTCGCCGGCGGGCCGCTGCATCTGCGACGGAGCGCCCTCCTGAGCCCCTCCGGGGCCTCCTCCAGCGCCTTCTCCACCGCCCGGGGGAGCACCGCCCTCTGGCGGGGTTTGCTGGTGCCCTGCGGCGCCCGCCGCCATGGCGAGCTGCTTGGCCTGCTCCTGCTGCTGCTCGATCTCGTCCTTGGTCGGCACGATCTCCTCGCCCGGCATGCCGATCGTCGTCGACACCGAGCGGAGGATCGCCGCGCGGCCCTTGGGGCCCATGATCTGCATGTCCATCGGGTTGGCCGTGACCTGCAGGAACTCGAGCTGACGCTGGCGCATGGTCTCCTTCTGCATGGCGACCGACACGCCCTTGGGCGTGATGCTCTCGGTGCCCTGCAGCATGCCCGATTGATCGGTCAGCAGCACGAGATCGACGAGGTTGGTCAGTGCGAGGTTGATGATGTCGCGATCGACGTTGGCGCACACCGTCTGGAGAAGCTTGCTGGCGTTGCCCATCAGCATGGCAAGCCCGGAGGCAGTACGCCCAGCACCGCCCCCGGGCGAGTTGCCGGACAGATATTTCGGGATTGCCGAGACATCATCCGACAAGTCGTAGATCGCCTTGAACACCGTCAGTAATTCGTTGGCGTTGGACTGTGGCTGGAAGAACTCGACCGGCTTCTCGGCCGAGCTCGAGAGCAACGGGTTGGTCACGAACCAGCGTTTCCACGGGTAGAGGTCCTCGCCGGTCTCGAGCCCCGCGAGGCGATCTTGGTTGACCACCACTTGAGGTCCCGAGGCGATGCTCAAATTGTTGACCAGCGACCGCATGCTGGCGTTGCAGACCTCTTGGAGGTCGCTGATCAGGTCGGGGATGGCGTTGCCCACCGGCGTGCCGGGAACTTTTTCCCAGCTCGAAATATAGTACTTGTGCCGGCGCCGCGGCGACACGCCCAGCTGCACCTTGATCAGGTAGGGCCCGATCATCCACGCCTCGATGGCGTAGTCGCGCAACGGGTCGGGCACCTCGCTCTCGCTGAACCCGTACTCGCGCAGCATCTCGCCTTGAACATTTCCGGTGTATTGGAGACAGCTGATCATGCGGCTTTGATTGAACCAAGGGTCCTCGCGGTTCTCGAGGATGGCGCGCGGCGCCTCGGTCATGTCCCAGTCGAGGGTCAAGCCCGCCCGGCCGTAGTTCTGCAGCACTGCCCGGATGTTGTCGACGTTGTAGCCGGGAACATCGAGCATATCGTTGAGATCGGTGCGGGTCAGGCGCGTGCGCTCGACGATCGACGCGTCCTCGATATCGGCAACACCGGGCGTCCAGTAGATGTCAAATGGAGAGATCCTCTCCCACCAGAGCTTTGGCCGCCGACGCATGATCGGCCGACCAGTGCTCCAATCGACCTCGAACACCATGCGCACTGAAGGTCCCTTCAGCACCGCGTAGGGGAACAGGGGTATGTCGACCAGCACGTCGGCGAGCGCGCCGTAGAAGTTGCCCTCGGTGAGGATCTCGTCGATCTTTTCCTCGGCCAGCCGCGCCTTGTCCTCGGCGTTCTTCTTGGCCGCCATGCGGGCTTTCGCCATCAGCCCCCACAGCCGTTCTTTCATCTGCTGCGGGCCGATCTGCATGCCAACCGACGCAGCTTCCTGCAGCTCCTGCTGCATGAACTGCATGATCGACTGCTCGATCTCGGCGGGGATCGGCGGGTCACTCTCGGGCTCAAGGCCCCATGACCGGTCGGCGCCGAGATAGACGTCGCGCAGCAGCGAGCTGGCGCCGCGGCACTTGGCTGCGATCAAACGGGCGTAAACCTCCGATCCGCCGAATTTCCGTATCTCTTGCAGCTTCTGTGGATCGTAGGTGCCGTTGAACGCGCGCAGCGCGACGAGCAGTCGTTCACTCCACCCGGCCACCGTGTCGCGGTGGCGGCGCATGATGTCCCACTCGTTGCGGATGAAGCCCGCGAGCCCAGTGTAGGAAGGCTGGGTCAACGCAGTCGCTTGGCTCTGGACCTCCTGCGCCGCGGCGTCGCGCTCGTCCATTTGTTGGTTGGTCACGACGCGCAGCGACACTGGATAGCGCTGCTGCATCGGCACCGTAGTGGGAGGCGGCGCGGGGGCGAACGGGTCGGCCATCGGCTGGCTAACTCCCGAGGTTAGTATTTATGTGCTAGTAATTGTAGGCTCATGGAAACTTTCCCACAAGGATCGCATGCAGCTCCGAAAAGCTGACCAACTCACCGACATCGACATCACGCGTCTCGCCCGGGAGATCGCCCGGGATCTCAGACCGCTCGAACAGGTGCTCGACACCGCCGGGATAGATCTGGACGGGTTCGACCGCATCCAGCGCTCGGAGGTCTTCCAGTCGCGCCTGATCGAGGAAGCCCAGATCTGGAGCGGCAGCACCAAGACGACCTTGAGGGATCGCGTCTCGACCAAGGCGGCGATGGCGATCGAGGGCCTGCTCGAGGAAGCCGTGACGATCGTCAAGGACAAGGACATACCC